TTAACATTGCGTCTGCCATCTTGTTTAAAACACTGCTAAGAGCACTATTTAAATTATGAGTCCCTGTAATTAAACCTTTTATTGCACTACTCATTTCTGTTGCTAATAAAGTTTTTATTTCTTGAGTTATTTGTTTTTGTTCTAATAAACCATCACTTCTTAATTTATTATTAAATGCTATTTTGAAAGCCTCCTCATCAAATAGAGCTAATTGTTCTTTAGATAATCCAAGTGTTGCATTAGCCAATTCCAATTCATATTCAGAACCAGATAATTTAATTAAATTTAATTCATGTTGTTGTTCTAAATTTTTTGTGACAGAATTAGTACTTTCTTTAAGTTTATTAACTCTTTCAATTTCACGTTCCGCAATTTTCTTTTCTTTTTCTTCTAGCTCTTCTAATTTTTTTCTTTGATCTTCTAGAAATTTTGCTAAATCTTTTTCATCTTTTAATTTTGCTTTTGTTATTGCTAAATCAAGATCATTAAGTTTTAATATTCTATTTTTATTTGCTATTGCTATTTTATTTTCGTTTCCTTCGGCTCTTGCAATATCTAAAGCTGTTTCAGCTTCAATAAGTCCTCTTTTTTTACGAACAAATTCTGTATCTAGTAAATCATTATTAATTTTTTGTAATCCTATTCTTTGATTTAAAATATTTAATTCAAACTTACTAAAATCACTTTTTTTATTAGAAGATCCTTTTCCTCCTCCTCCTAAATCTGTCATACCTGTGCTTAAATCAATATTATTGTCTGACTTAGGTTTATTTAAAGAACCTGCTAAATCTATAGCCCTAACCGTGGGATTTATAATAGACAAAAGTTCTTTAAGAGGTAAAGCTGATAATAAATTTACAAGTTTGGTCGTAAAATCAATAATTAAAGTAAAAGTAGGTGCAAGCTCTGAAGATAATTTTAAGAATAATTTTGATATTGCTTTATCTAATTCATCAAAAGCAGTATCTAAATTTTGCAAATTCTTAACAGCTTGTGGACCAATAATTTCTGCAAATTCTTTATTAACAAGATTTTCTGCTTCTCTCACTCTTCCAAGTTCCAATAAATTTTCTACTTGTTTTTTTGTTACATCATCAACATCAAAACCTAATTGCTCTAATTTCTCTAGTCCTAAATTTGCATCTTTTAAAGCATTACCAACTTCTCTTGAAGCATTAACAAATTCTTGAATTTGACCTATAGCAGCAGTAACGGCAATAGAACCAGCGAAACCACCCCCAGGTCTTATTGATTCACCAATACCACCACCTATTGCACCACCAATAGCGGATACAGGACCACCACCAAATAACAAAGGAAAACCACCACCTATAGCAGCACTTGATATAATTCTATTTCTTCTCTTTAATCTTTCAGCAGCAGCAGTTTTTTGTTTTGCAGCAGCTAGTTTTGCTTCTGCTTCAGCTTCTTGGTTAGTTAATAATATTTTAGCTTTACTAAACGAAATACCTTCTTGTTGAGCTAACCTTTCAATCTTAAATCTTTTTATTTTTTGTTTTTGTAACTTTTCAAATTGATTTTCTACTTGAACAACATTTTTAACAGCTTGATTAAATTCTTTTGTACCAATTGCTGCTTCATTTAAAGCATCATTAGCATCTGTAACAGCTTTTGATAAATTTTTAAAATTTTTAACGACAGGAGCACCAGCAGTACCAGCTTGTGCCTTTTTATTAATAAAATCTATATTTTTTGCTAATTGTTCTGTTCTTTTATTAACACGATCTAACTCTTTTGCACCTGCGACAGCTAATTTTATTGAGACATCATAATTAGCCACTGTTTAATACAATTTAAAACATTTCTTATATCTTACATCCTTCTACCTTTTAAAGCACTATTTCTTTGTGCTTGTTCTTGTTCTTTTTTATATTCTTCACTTTCTAACTCAGAATAAGCAGCCCATCCTATCATCTCTTCTACAGTAAGAGTTTCACATAATTCAGCTACAGTTTTACCTAATTCTTTTGCTAATGAATAAATAAATCTCCATTGATTATTAGCTTTTTAAGTCGGCTTTAGCCTCTTTTACCTCCCTGTTTTGTCCTGCTTCAATCATTGCTAATTGAATTTCTTGAAGAATATTTGCTTCAACTTCTCTTCTTAATGATGCTTTATCACCGTCTTGAAAAAGTTTGTTACCATCTTCATCTAGTGCTTTTGCAATCATTAATTGTAAAGCAAATTCATTTGTATCTTCGGAAGTTGATTTTCTTTGAATAACTTCTCTTTCTGCAATCGTTAATGGATGCCAATAGACAGTTAAAATAATTTGATCATCTTTAACAACATCGTGCTTGTATGTTTGACTAACCCCAAAGTTATTTTTGAGGAGTTCAATAGCTCTGACCATAGAAAAATATGTTTATATTAGTATACTACGCATTAGCAGTAAATTGGCAAGATATTATACCTACAAAGTGACTCCTATCTTCAATCTCTAACGTAGTTGGACCATTGATATCTCGAACTAATGGTGTAACTGAAAAAGGATCAGCATAACCAGGAGCATTAACTGAAGTCAAACCATCTATCACCGATTCACTTATAGCAGATAAAACAGAAGTACCTTTGCTTTGAGGGACGTAGATATTGCATTGAATTACTCCAGAATAAAAATCAGAAGCAACACCATGATTCTGTAATGTAGATTGTTCAAAATTTACACTTATAACAACATATTTTGTAGATTTACCAGGAGTTGCAAAAGTAACATTGTCGTAAACGACTTTAACAGTAGCGTCTGCTGCTACTACTGCATCTGTTACTGCTTTTTCAAGTGCTGCTCTTGCTTTTACTAAAGTCATAATTAAAACTGTGTGTAACGAATACCTGGCGGTGCAGATCCAAAACCACTTGTAGCTCCACTAGCAACAAATAACTTACCTTTATCTGTCATGGTTTCTTTAATTAGTTTACCTAAAGAACCTTGAATAAATAATTGAACTTTACCTGTTTCTAAAGCATAAACAGCATATTTAGCTTTATTTCCTATGTAAACAGGTCTTGTATAATTAAAAGCTCTCTTAACAGGAAAACGTGGTTTTATTACAGGATTATTTGGGCGACTAGCTGCACCTGCACCACTAAAAAATGCTGTTGAAGCTTGTCTTTTAATACCAGCCCAAGGTTGAAATTTTTCAATACGATCTGTTGGTCTTACTGGACTACTTTGTGCTTTCCAACTAGATGCAAAAAATCCTGTATAAACTGGACTACGTTTTTTAGTTGATAACTGTGCATGAACTTTTTTTATCAAAGCATTAAAATCTTTAGATATTTGTCTATCTAGATCTTTTGGTAAGTTCCTTATATCACGAGTTGTCATTAGAAAACAATATCTATACGAAAAGCATACTCTTGATTTCCTTTAAATGTTTTTATGTCCGTAATTTTTGCTATTCTTGTTGATCCAGAAAATTGTAATGTTATTTCATCTTGAAGTAATGGTTGACTATCTCCTATTAAATCAGGAGTAACGTACACTCTTGCTACATTCTCTTGAAACGACTCTTCTTCTGAAGACTGAACAAATTCTACTGGCACTTTTATAGAATACGAAACATCAGTAGTTGATAATGCTCCAGTAGAAGTATTGTAAACAGGAGAAGTTTTTCTTGTATAAACAATTGATGTATCAAGAGATTCGCCTAAATCAGCAACGATTTTTTTTGCTACATCTTTTAATAATTTATCTAATTGACCTGCCATTATCCTCTAACGACTCTCATTTGAAAAGAACCAGCTCCACCTAATATGTAAGAACCCATATAACTTTGCAACCAAGGATAAACATCAAAAATATTATTAATACTACCTGTGCCCTGACTTGATAAATTGTATTTAACTTGAATATCACCTAATTTTACTTCAGAAAAATTACCATCTTTACCTGTAGTGCCAGTTATAGCACCAGTATCATTTGCTAAAGCTCTTGCTAATTCATATTGTGCATATTTAATATTATTTGGAATTAAAGTACATGATAATTCAACTCCATCTACTTGATAATTATTTCTAGGAAACTTAAGTGCCTGACCATCATCACATCTATCTCCAAGAAATACAAAACTATCAATCCATCTAGTAGCAGAAATTAAAGATCTATTTTTTTGGTCATCAGTCTTGTTTGTCCAAGTACTTGAATCTGGAACGGTTTCAAAATATGCGTTTGCTTCAGCCAAAGTGACATAACTATTGGCATTAGGATCTTTTATAGTTGCATTTATGGTAGCTGCCACGATCTATAAAGTAATTTAGTTTTATTGTAGCGTAAAGAAAAAACCCCACCAATAATTGATGAGGTTTGATGACCACATTTTAATTCTACTTATTAAATAGTAGAAGTATCAAGTG